AACGTGGCTCTTTTCGTCTTTTTCTTTTTGGTGATATTGTTATTGGCATTATTTAACTCCTTTAAAATTTCCACCTCTAATAGCTGCGCCCATACCTTTGCACATACCACCGGTATTTAATTTTTTAACTGTTTTCTTATTTTTTTTATAAGCTTGTTTAGTTTCAAGAGCTGCTCTTCTTTCCGCTCTGTCTAATCCTTCATCAAAGTCTTTTGCGTGAAGTTGAGCTTCTTTTGATCCAGCATATTTAATAAATTTTTTATCTAACATTTTTCCAAATGTATCTCCACCTGTAGCCATAGGTGCCACTTTATAACCAGGTTTTAAAAGATATTGTTGTTGTGATGCCCATGATCCAGGTTTAATATTACCGCCAAGTGGTGTAGCTGGTTTCTTATTTTTTTTTCGATTTTCTTTCCATTTTTTCCACTTTGATACATCCTCTTTAAGATCCTGTGCGCTTTTTTTAGACCCTAGCATAGATATACCTGTTGGTGCCAATGCGCTTCCAACTCCTCCTAATACGCTTCCAACTCCTCCTAAACCTCTAGGTCCTCCAGTTGCTTTTTGTTTAGCTCCCGCTAGGTCTCTTTGAGTAAGTCTATCTTTAGGTCGTTTTTTTAATAATTTGTTTATTTTTTTTTTCCATCCAGGAACTTCTGAAACTGTTATTGGCATAATTTAAATCCTATCCATAATATTTATAATCTTTTTCTATCTTAAAATTTGGTGCATCTAAAGCATCATTATATGTTGTTACAAATCCACCTTCTCTGAATCTTATCACCGCTTGGGTCATTGAGTCAACATAGTCATCGTATTGTCCATGAGGAAAAGCAGCTGTTTCTTCAATAACATCTTGTGCAAATTTCTCCTCTGTTGGGGCATAAACCATACCTGATTCAAATATAGGGGCAACGGAGTTAATTCTAGTATACTTATCTCTGCCTTTAGCAGGTACATAATCTATAACAGGAATACCTGCTCTTCTTAACTCGTGTATTAAAGGTTGTCCTGAAGCTTTAGCTTCAATGATTGTTGTTTCCGGTTGCCAGTATTGATATTGCTCTAAAGCTAAATTTTTTAAATCTGGAAAGTCGAACCTTCCTCTAATAGCATCTAACAAAATAATACAATCTTCATAACCTTCTGCAGGTTGAAATATTCCCCATGTTGTAATTGCAGAATAGTCTGCAGTTTCTTTTTTAGAATATGCAGTATCATAACTTTGGATAACATGTTTAAGTACCGGTATCCGTTCTTCGTTCCACGGTTGCCACCAATCTCTTTTAATGATTGCACCTTCCTCTGACGTAGGGTCCTGCATGTAT